CGCCATTATCTTCATCTGTCAACGTAGGTGTAAATGTCGCAACCTGCACCAAGTCGGTCAAGCCTTTAATGTCGGCATCAACTGTGTAACCGCTCAAATCAAGCGGTTCGGCAACATAAAACGTACCAAGCGCATCGCCGCTTACCGAGATAGAAGCGCCGCCGCTAGTGGCCGAAACTTGAAACGCATCAGTGGTCAAGCCAGTAGCAATGACGTAATAGACCGCATTGATCGTCAGACCACAAGGCACCGTCGTGCCACCCGTAAACACCACCTTGTCGCCAGCGCTAAAACCGTGGCAATTGCACAGGAAGGTTGGCGTACCAGTTGCAATGCTGATGCTGGTCAGCGTCTGCCGGTTTTGCGTTGCACGAAATGTCCCGCTCCACGTTGCGTTTTGCAGGATCGTGATGTCGTAGGAGGCGGGGTAGATCATGGCGCTGTCAACCTTGAATCCAGTCTAGGCTTTCTGGATCCCACGTCCAATTATTACCGCTTGGCTTGGGTCGAATAAAAACGTCGTGGTCTTCGTCGTAGCGGAAGCCATATCCGGCGTAATAACGCCTGAAATTTGCGTTGTAGCTGGTTTGTACCCATTTTGTTTCAGTGCCATATAGTTCTTTGCACAACGCGATGCCAAGATCTTCGCGTTCATTACCGTCTTGATCGATAATTGCATCGTTGCTAATTACAACAACGCGCAAGACGCTGTTATTAGCTGGATCGAGTTCTGCGAAGTGTGCCATCAGAAGGTAATGCTCCCGCTACCGGTCCATTTGTAAATCCGGTAACCGCCGGTTGTTGTGATCGTAGGGCTACCAGTTGTTGTGCTTGCTGCTGGCAGCGTGTCTGGATAGCGGATGATCACGATACCGGAGCCGCCAGCGCCGCCGTTGTAAGTAATATCTGCACCACCAGATATATCAACGCCTCGATGTCCACCAGCACCGCCACCACCTGTGTTTGCTGACCCAGCCTGACCGTCAGTTGAAGTGGCATTGCCGCCACCACCTAATCCTCCAGATGCAGGCGTTTGAGAGTTAATTGCGCCACCAGCACCACCACCTGCGTAATAAACGCTTGTGCCGGTAATGCTATTTGCAGAACCTGCGCCGCCTTCACTGCCACCACTACCTGAAGTACCAGTAAACCCAACTCCGCTAGCTCCACCTCCGCCACCTCCGCCACATTCACCGCTCTGATTACATGCTCCGCCACGGTTGCCTTGTGAAGGGCTAACGCTGGGAACATTGCCATTGCCCCAATCGTCTTTTGCCCAAGGATCTGCACCGCCACCGCTGCCGCCATCATTTCTTGTACCGCCACCTCCAGCAGACGAAATAGTACTAAATACAGATGCTGTTCCATTGGAGCGTTGAGAACCACCCGCGCCAACCGTGACAGAAACTGTTTGCCCAGTATTGAAATCTAATGTTGAACCGCCAATGTTAGTGCGATAACCACCGGCACCACCGCCACCGCCGCCGCCACCGCCTGTAGCGGAATAGCCGCCGCCACCGCCGCCGCCACCGCCGCCAACAACAAGATATTCGACAGTAAAAACACTGCCTGGTGTACCAGCGCCGACTAGTAACTGTTGAATACTCATCAGCTGACTCCTGCACCGCTGATTACAAACGTATCAGCTGCAACGCACAACAAGGTCGCCAAGCCATATTGCGCAAGTGTGCGGTTGCCTGTATTTGCCGTGCCTCCTTCACGCAAGGTAACGCCACCATTTTGAGTAATCGTTTGAGATGAACCAGAGTTGTTGTAAATCGTGACGGCATCACCCACGCTGAATACACTTGCTGGCACAGTGACGCCGCCGGTCGTGATGCTGATGTGCTTACCTGCGTCTGCCGCAACAAGAGTATATGCAGCAGTCTTGGCATTTTGCGGAATACTTCGAAGGTTACCTTTGCTGTCACTGACCGTACCAGTTGTCGTGACGTTTTGAGCGCCAAAATCAGGTGAAATTTTGCTGCCCGCAATAGCGGCAGAGGCATTCACGTCAGCATTAACAATTGCGCCGCTAGCGATACTTGCTACGCCGGTATTGCTGATTGTTACATCACCGCTCATGGTGACGGCGGTAGCCACATTGCTGCTATTGCCAACAAGCATTGCGCCACTGCTGAGCGAAGCAAGCTTGCTAAATGCAATTGCCGCAGAAGCGCTTACGTCCGCGTTAATAATTGCGCCAGCTGCAATTGCTGTTACACCGGCATTTGTAATTGTTACGTCGCCAGTAACCGCAACCGATGTAGCGACATTGCCGGAGCTACCTACAATAATGTTTCCGCTTGTTAGCGTTGCAAGTTTGCTGAATGCAATACTGCCCGCAAGCATTGCACTTGTAACGGTGCCGGTGTCGCCGGTTGTAATGACGGTGCCGGAAACGTCTGGCAGCGTAATGGTGCGATCTGCAGTTGCATCAGTAGCGGCAAGGTAAGTTTCGTATGCGTTATCGGTACTGCCTTCAAACGCCAATGCACCAGTGGTGCCAATCAGCAGTTCACCAGTGATCGTTGCACCGCCAGCGCCGATCTTTTCGGTATCAAGCTCAGCCAGTGCGGCTTGCACATTGGTTGATTGAATACCTCCGGTTGGTGTAACCGTAATGTTGCTGGCTTGCGTTGCTCCAGTCACTGACGTGGAAACGTCAATCTCCTCCCAGCTGCTGCCATTGGAAAGGATCATGTCTGGCGCAGCAAGCGCTACGTTTGGTGCATTACCGCTTGTGATTGTGCCGCCGACACTAACTACTAAGTAATAACGATTGTTGGCTGCACTTGCGGCTGGCAGTGGATCGCCAACTGTAAGCCCAATAGCCGAGCCAGCAGTTGTGAGCGATGCAATTTCACCAGTGCCGGAACCGGCGGAAGCATCAAATGTACCGGCGTAAATAATTTCACCAGCAGTGATTGTGATTGCTTGCCATGCGTTGCCGTCCCAGAGATACAAGTCCCCGTTGATGCTGTCAAAGAAATACTGTCCGGTAAATTCTGCGACTGGGAAGGTGACAACGCCTTCAGTGCTAAACGAGCCACCAAATTGAGTGATTGACGAGTTGGCAAGCTTGGCGCCGGTAACAGCATCATTCGCAATGCGATCTGTCGGCAGTTCACCGGATGTAATTTTTGCTGCGTCAATCTCAGGAACATCAGCAGCAGTAAGTGTATCGCCGGTAGTGATATGTCCTTGAGCGTCAATCGTGACTTTCGTATAAGTACCTGGTGTAGCAGAATTGAAGTGGTTTAACTGCCCTTCATTGCTAACCTGCAGCCCAGTGCCGGGGAATACAGCACCCAGCGTGCCAGACGATGCGGCAGGTAAATCCGATGCTTGCAACAAGCGGCCTGAGGTTACAAGACCATTGGCGTCGTATTGGACCAGATGGTGCTCGGTTGTATTTGCGGTTACTGTGTTATCAATTTGAATTTGATCACCACTTAACGTCAATCCATTGCCATTAACTTGAACAGCACCTTTTGTTGATGTTGTTGCAGTCGGAAGATCGGCGCCTGTAATTGTGCGGTAGCTAACTGCACCAGCTGTACCGCTTGGTCCGGCAAGAAATTCACCGGCTGCTGTCGTGTTATCCAGCGAAGTGCTGATCGTGACTGTTGATCCAACAGTGCTGACTTCAATGTTGATTGGACCAGCAGAACTGCCAACAACTGTGTTGACATTGCCCGATGCCTTAAATGTTGCCCATGTGCTGCCGTTCCAGATGTAAGCAGTATTGTCTGCAGTTTCGACTGCAATTTGACCGACAAAATCACCAGACGGCGGCAACGCCGCAACAACCTTGGCACTACTGTCATTAGCGAGCTTGCCGCCTGTTACGCCGTTATCAAGCAGTTTTGAGGCGGTTACAGTGCCATCCTCAAGACTGGAACCCGAAACAGTATTTGCCGCAAATAAAATCTTGGCGCTTGGGATCGTGTCATCCGCAATCAAGGTGACTGCGTTGGCTACAAAATTTGCGGTCGTAATTTTTCTTGATTCACTGGCGCTTACATCCGCAACAGGCAGAAAGTCGCCAGCAGCAAGGTTGGCGCCCGCTAGCGTTTGCAGTTCGCTGATGCGGAGGTCTGCCACGGTGCTACGTCTGAATCTGTAAGTCCATCTTAGGGCGCATCCTCACCTTCCAAAAGCATGTACCCGCCTTGCTCCAGAAGGATGGGGCTACCGGCTTCCTGCAACAGACGACCTGGAGAGGTTGTTCTTGCCCGCAACTTGATTGGTCCCGTGGCCACAAAATCAATCGTGGAGAGGATGATGTCTCCCGGAGCGAAACTGGTGGCACTAGCGGTAACCAGTGCATCAAATTCCCACCACAGCGCATCGTTGATTTGCGTAGGCGAAAAGCCGCCGCCAGCAGCATCAGTGTCAGCGCTTTTGATGTAAAGCTTGGCGCGAAAACCTGAGCCAATTTCCGTGCGCAAAACTAACTGCATCAAATAATGAATTGGCTCTGATCCTGCGTTGTTGACGTAATCCCATTGGGCAGTGACACGGCCAGACCCAGTGATCAAGCTGCTGTACTGCTGCCTGTATTGGTCACTTAACGCCGTGATGTCTACCGTTTCACGATTTGTATTTAATTCATAGTCTGTAACACAAGCGAGTAAGCGCCCGCCACGATCACGCACTTGTACGCTAATCGGAATGTCTCGGTTAATCTCTGCCAGTGAAATCAACCCAGCAGTGCTGCCTTCAAGGCTGTCATCAAAATTGTCGTAAAGACGGATGCCGCCCAGCTCATCAATAAAAACAAACCAATTTCCGCTGGACTGAACAGTGGCGTCGTCCCAGCCAGTAGCAGCAACGAAATCAAGGTCGGTGCCGTCAGTGGTCGTGATTTCAATTAGATCTCCACTAATCAAGCAGCCTTCGTCAAAATCAAATGAAAAGCGGTCACGACTGGCATTTACGTCCGACGGATTGACAACGCTTTCTAGTACGTCATCAATAGCTTTTCTGGCAATTTCAATGTTGCCAATATTGCCTAAGTAAACGCTCATTAGATCGTCACCTCAGACAATGCGCCAGTTCCTTGGAAGCTAATCTGAGCAGAGCTAACTTCACCAACGCTGGCGCCAAAGCTGACGCTGGTGACATAAGCCGTCAACCGCACATCATGGTTTACGTTGCCTTCCACCAAGCGTAACCGCAGATCAACCGTGTCACTGTCGGTCACACCAGAAATTTTCAAGACTTTCTTCAGCGCAGCGGCGGCGTCGTTACGGCCAGTGCCATCGTTGTAATACAGCAATGTGGCGCTGCCATTAAATTCTTGCACGCCAGGCACGTAAGTACGTTGGCTATCACCAAGACTGGTGGTTTCAAGCGTTTCAAGGTTGCCGGTCATCGACCAGTTGGTTACCTTGACCTGC